CTGCAATAAAGTAGATTGGTCTGACTGTTGGGTAGTAGGGCATAACCTATCCGGGTTCGACTCTATGATTTTAGCGTGGAGGCTGAACATCAAACCAAAACTATGGGGTTGTACGCTAGCAATGGCGCGACCTATCCACACAAAAGATGTAGGCTTATCGTTAGCCAAGCTGGTACGCCACTATGGTCTTGGGGTGAAAGACAACTTCGCGTTGCTACAGACTAAAGGTAGACACCTTAAAGACTTTACTGAGCAAGAGGTTAGGGACATGCGTAAGTACAACAAGGAAGACGTCGACCAATGCTACGGCTTGGTAAAGAAACTTATGCCCCAAACCAACAAAGCAGAACTGCGACTGATAGACATGACTATTCGTATGCTTATCGAGCCACAGTTTGACTGCGATGACGACTTACTGAACAACACCTTAGTAGAAGAAGTCGAACGAAAGCGTACCGCGCTACTAGGTGCCGCTAAGCAGATGAATGTTTACGAGGTGGGTATGGACGACGACGAAGCGGTCGAAGCGGTACTAAAACTACTTTCGTCGGCACCGAAGTTCGGTAAGTTCCTAGAGAGCCTAGGGGTTAAAGTTCCAATGAAAATATCTCCAAGGACCGAGAAGGAGATACCGGCGCTAGCGAAAACCGATGAGGACTTCATTGCGCTACAAGACCACGAGAACCCGCTAGTGGCTGTCGCTGCCAACGCAAGACTCGATGCTAAGAGTACGATACTTCAGACGCGCATACAGTCGTTTCTAGTAGCCGCTGCGGCTCACCCACAGCACAAGGTGCCTATTCCACTAAGGTACTACGGAGCGGACACCACTGGGCGTTGGAGCGGTTGGGGTTACAACCCTCAGAACCTTCCACGCATCAACCCGTACAAGCCGAAGTTATCAGACGCACTACGTAAGTCGCTTAGAGCTCCGCCAGGATACAAGGTAGTTGTTGCTGACTTATCGGGTATTGAGCTGAGGGTCAACCATTTTTTGTGGAAAGTACCTTCGAGCATGGAGATGTTCCAAGCAGACGTTGAGAACGCAGACCTATACAAGGAGTTCGCAGGCACCCTATACGAGGTTAAACAGAGCGACGTAACGAAAGAGCAGAGACAAGTAGGTAAGGTCGCCCACCTCGGACTAGGTTTTGGAGCAGGGCACGTAACGTTCCAAAAGGTAGCGAAACTCATGGGTGGTGTAGACATCAGCATAGAGGAGTCCAAGGAGATTGTAGATACGTGGAGAACCTCTTACCCAGACATAACTAGAGCGTGGCGTAGGTGTCATAACGCATTACCTACTATCGTTAGAGGGGCAACCGGCGCCGCACTAGACCCTTGGGGTATGGTGTACCCAACACCGGAAGGGCTCCAAACACCTAAAGGCGTAATCAGATACCCTAACCTTAGAACAGAAGTAAACGAGGAGACGGGCAGAAGCGAATTTATATACGGAGAGGGACGTAACAAGGCTAGGATTTATGCCGGTAAGATTGTGGAGAACATCGTGCAACACTTGGCCCGAAATGTAATCGCCGATAACGCGTTAGACATGCAGAGGGAGACACGACTCATACCTGCGCTGACAGTACACGACGAGTTAGTTTACGTGGTGCCGGAAGACAAGGCCCAAGAGACACTAGACACCGTACAGCGTATCATGCGCACCCCACCAACATGGTGGCCGGAACTGCTTACTTGGAGCGAAGGAGACATAGCGGACACGTACGGAGACGCAAAATAAACACTATTTGTTCCCCAGTACCTGTAGTGTAGGGTACACTCTTTCAGAGGCTCGGGGGAGTAACCAATTAGAACATTGAGGAAAGAAATGGATTATTTAGAAAAATGTGAAGAAATGGCGGAAGATTATGCAGACCGCGTAGCAGTACAAGGCGTTGACTATGATGACGCGTTTGACTACTACCTTAACAAGTGCATAAAAGAACATAAGGATGAGGAACCGGATGAAATCGACTTTAACTAAACCGTGGAGCTACTCAGCGCTAACAGCGTTCGAGACTTGCCCACGTAGGTACCAACTGACAAGAGTAACAAGAGAGGCACACGAGAAGCAACACGAAGCGTCGCTTTGGGGTAACAAGGTGCACAAGCACCTCGAAGACTACGCCAACAAAAAGGCACAGCTACCCAAAGACCTACAGAAGTACGCTAAGTATGTGGACAAGATATTCACATACGAAGGTAAGCGCATCGTTGAGAAGCAGATGGCTATCAACAATAACTTTCGACCGACTAAGTGGATGGCGAAGGACGTATGGTGCAGGGGTATCGTGGACATCGGGGTTGTAGGCTCTAAGACCGCTTACTTACTAGACTGGAAAACGGGTAAACACAAGCCGGACTCGGACCAGCTAAAACTGTTCGCCGCCCTAGCCTTCATACACTACCCTTGGGTTGACAAAGTTGTGTGCGGTTTCATTTGGCTCAAGTTCGGTAAGTTCGACAAAGAGACTTACACCCGGGACGACATCACCGATATATGGGCAGAGTTCTTACCAAGGACAGAGCGCCTAGGTATTGCGTTCTCAACGGACAAGTGGCAGGCTAAACCATCGGGCTTATGCCGAAACTGGTGCCCCGTTGGTAGTAAGTTATGTGATTTTTGTGGAGTATAAGTTATGGGTATGACGCCGGAAGGAAAAGTAAAAAAGAAAGTAAAAGAGTATTTAGTATCTATAGGTGCTTGGTACTATATGCCGGTTTCAAACGGCATGGGACGTTCGGGATGCCCGGACATACTGGTGTGCTACAAGGGTCACTTCATGGCTTTTGAAACCAAATCACCGGGTAAGATAAAGAACACAACTCCAAACCAAGACCGAGAGATTGCCGGCATCAATGCGGCAGAAGGTATGGCTATTGTAGTTGACGACGTAGAACAAGTTAAGGAGGCCATAAATGCCAAAGACATCAGCTAAGTCGCTTAAAACCAAAGCGGCGTATAACAAGAAACCAAGTGTGCAAGCCAAACGCGTAGCACAGAACAAAGCAAGACGCCACGCACTAGCGAAGGGCACAGTTAAAAAGGGAGACGGTAAAGACGTTGACCACAAGAAACCACTGGCAAAAGGTGGTAGCGCTAGCGACTCAAACACACGAGTGGTTAGTGAGAAGGCAAACAGAGGGTGGCGTAAGAAGAACCCGGAGATGTATAAAAAAGGGAGAAAGTAAAATGGCAGCAAACGATAGGCAAATCAGCGGTGAGCACTACCAGACTGACATTCAGCCTTGGGACTTTATAGTCGCAAACAACCTTGGTTACTTGGAGGGCAACATCATTAAGTATGTATGTCGGTACAAAGAAAAGAACGGTATTGTAGACCTACACAAGGCGCAACACTATTTAGATAAGTTAATCGAGGGGATGGAACATGTTAGTTTGGAAAAAGAAGAAGGCGCTAGTACTTAAGGTTAAAGAACCGGACAGAGTACTAAACGTAATATCGTCGGCTAAGGCGATAAAAGTAAAAGGGGAGACCCTAGTAGCAGTACCTCATAGACTCGAAGAAACCAAAGTGCTACGAAACTTGGGGTTTGACGCTCCAGCACCTATAAGACACCACTACGACTGGCCGGGAAGGTTCAAGCCGTTCATGGCTCAGCGAGAGGCCGCGGCTTTCTTATCTATGTACAAGAGAGCCTTCAACTTAAGTGAGTTGGGTACTGGTAAGTCACTAGCGTCGCTATGGGCGTACGACTACCTACGTAGCGAGGGCAAACTTAACAAGGTGTTAGTAATAGCACCCCTTTCCACGCTGGAAAGGACTTGGGCCGACGAGATATTCAACCACTTTACACACTTAACGTGCGTGGTGGTTCACGGTACTAGAGCGAAACGACTAAAACTATTAGCGCAGGATGTAGATGTTTATATTATCAACCACGATGGCGTTGCTATAGTCGAGGAGGCCCTGCGTACTAGACAAGACATCGACCTAGTTATACTCGACGAGATTGCTCAGTGCGCTAGAAACGCGGCAACCGATAAGTGGAAGATAATAAACACAGTGGTCAACAAGCACAAAGACAAAAGGTGGTGTTGGGGTATGACGGGAACACCGACACCTAACGCCCCTACAGACGCTTGGGCGCAGTGTAGACTGTTGGTACCAGAGAAAGTTCCACCGTACTTCAATAGGTTCAAGATGCAAGTGATGCGTCAGATAACTCAGTTTATATGGCAACCTAAACCCGATGCGTTAGACATGGTCAAAGAGGTTATGCAACCGTCAGTTAGATTCACTAGGGACGAGTGTGTAGACCTACCCCCTCTAATGTACGAGACCCGACAAGTAGCGTTAACTAAGGAACAGACTAAAGCGTACAACGAGATGCTGAACAGGTTACAGACACAAGCAGACAGTGGGTCTATCACTGCAGTTAACGAAGCCGTTAAGCTGGCGAAGCTAATTCAGATAGCATGTGGTGTTGTATACGCCGATGATGGTAGTGAGGTAACAATACCATCGAACCCAAGACTGCAAGAAACCAAAAACATTATCAGCACCGCAGAAGGTAAAGTAATTGTGTTCGTACCGTACGTATCGTCAGTCAAGATGGTATCCGCGGAACTAGCCAAGCACTTCACCGTAGAAACAATCTATGGCGGGGTTAACAAGAATGAACGAGACCGTATATTCGGTGAGTTCCAAAAAGGTAAAGACCTAAAAGTAATTGTGGCTCAACCCGCGGCGATGTCTCACGGGCTGACACTAACAGCGGCGAGTACGATAGTTTGGTACTCGTGCGTTACATCCAACGAAACATTTGAGCAAGCGAACGGTCGTATCAACAGGCCGGGGCAAAAAATGAATAACTTTATCATCATGTTGGAGGGTACAAAAGTCGAGCAACGTATGTACAAAAGGCTTAAGAACAAGCAGAAGATGCAAGGTGCGTTACTCGAAGAAATAAAAGCGCATCGAGGTGAACATATAGCTTGACACCGTAAAATGTTTAGGGTATTCTTGTACGCTCTTAAACGCATACGAAAGGATTTGAACTTATATGAACTTACTTAGACCGGAAGAAGTTTCGGAAAAATTAGGAATTACGAAGGGCGCTTTACCGGCTCTACGTAGGCGTGAAGTTAGTTTCCCACAACCTATAAGAGTCTCACAAAAGGTTCTTCGTTGGGACGAGGCTGACATTAACAATTGGTTAGCAGATAAAAAGGAGAGTAGTAATGGCTAAAGCAAGTGAAATGGATGATGGTTCTTTATTGAAACTATTCATTGCCCTGCGTGACCGTAGAGCCCGTAGAAAAGCGGACTACAACGCGGACGACGCGGGAGATAAAGAGAAGCAAAGTAACATCGAAGTGGAGTTCTTGAAGCGCTTTAACGAGCGTGGTATAGACAACGTGTCTTCCAAAGAGTCGGGTACGGCGTACCGCTCCACAAGAGTATCAGCGACAGTTGCTGATTGGGACGCGTTACTAGAGCACATCAAAGAAGACAATGCGTGGGAAATGCTAGAGCGCCGTGTTAACAAGACAGCGATACTTCAGTACAAAGAAGAAAACGCAGACCTACCACCGGGTGTGAACTGGAACGAAACCCAAGTGGTTAACTTTAGACGTAAATAGTATGAGCGATATGATTAAACTAGACGCAGACTTACCTGCACACCTAAAAGGAACTTTCAGTGGTACCAACCCGTTCGCAGCGGCTGGTAGTGCTGAAGGGTTCAAGCGACTCACAACTAAATTACAATCGTTCTACATGGAACATGGCGACATGCGGGAAGAAATCGGGCAGGACACGTTAGACGTGGTCATCTTGGAGGCTAACCCAAACAAGTCGAAAGTTTATTACGCGGACGGCTTTGAAGACGGGGGGTTTGTTAAACCAACATGCTACTCCAACAATGGTACGTCCCCAGCAGAAAATGCGGATGCCCCACAGTCTAAGAAGTGTTCCATCTGTCCTCACAACCAGTGGGGCTCCCGTATCACCGATAAAGGAGGTAAGGGTAAGTCATGCTCAGACTCGATGAGGCTTTGCGTTGCTAACATCGATAGCGTAGACGACATCATGTTACTTAAGGTAACGGCATACGCCCTCAAGACGTTAGGGCAGTACGGAGCGCAGTTAGCCAAACGTGGAGTAGACCCGAAGTATGTGGTGACCCAGTTAGGGTTTAACGAGCAAGGGGACTTCCCGTCGTTGACGTTCAAAGCAGTACGCTTCATCGAGGAAGAAGAACTAAAAGGTATTGACGAACTAATTAAGACAGAGCAGGAAACTATAGACCGTATTACCGGTAAAGTTGACGCTCCGATTGATAATGTTGGGGGTTTTGCGATAACCCCTAAGAAAGAAGAAAAGGCTGTGGAAGCGCCGGTGAAGGTTGAACCTAAACCGGAAGTTAAAAAGAAAGCGCCGGAACCTAAAGCGGCTAGTGTAGAAGACTATGATGACATAGAGCAAGCGCTAGACAACTTAGATTTCGACGATTAATTAAAGTATAAAAGGAGAAGTAACATGGCTGAAATAGCTAAATATGCGTTTAATAACGTAAAAGTAAACTGGACTAAACTACAAGCGGACCGTCCAGAAGAGCCTTACCAAGGCGAAGGTGTTAGTAACTGGACTATCCAAGCGGTACTAGATGACGTCCAAGCAGATAAGTACAAGGAGACTGGACTGTTCCCTAAGTTTAAGCGCAACCAAGAACACGACTTAGTGTTGGAAGACGGTCTACGCCAAGTGAAGCTTAAGAAGTCCTCTACGTTCGGTGTGGGTGGTAAGCCTAAGCGCCCGGTGGTAGTTGTAGATGAGTTTGGTAACGCGTTCAAAGACCTTATCGGTAACGGTTCTGTATGTAACATCCAGTGTTCAGCGCATGTTTGGACCCGTGATGGTAAGACTAACACTTCGTTAGAGCTACAAGCGGTGCAAGTTATGGAGCTAGTAGAATATGTTGACCTCAAAGACGTTAAGGTTCCCGTAGAGACGGACAACATTGACGACGCACTAGACGGTTTAGACTTCGACGATTAGTATCGTCAACTTAGGAGCCGGGGTTCGCCCCGGTTTTTTATGCTCTGAGGAAAGCTCCTCAAACAAATTAGGTGGAAAATGGGGATTCAACAGTTTTTAGAAGTAGTGTTACCGGACAACGGGGCTAAGATAGTAGCCCTAGCCACACCAACTGGACGTGGTGGAGTCTGGTTTAAGTACAAAAAGTACGATAGCGCCAAAGACGCCGCTCTAGCCGCTGAGTTCTTCGACGACCAAGGCGAAACAGTTTACTTTGCAGTTAACTCGTTCGGTGATTGGTACGACGATGAACGAAAAAAGAAGAAGCGCATAAGAACCCAGGAGAATATAGTTTCGTGCCGTTCTCTGTACGATGACTTCGACGTAGGTGCCAACGACAAAAAGAAGTACGCGACGCGTGAAGAGGCCTTGGCCGATATCGTCAACTTAGCGAAGGTGCTTAAGTTAACCCCTACGATAACTTCGTCGGGCGGTGGGTACCACTGTTACTTCTCGCTAGATAAAGACGTGGACGCTGAAGTGTGGAAGGAACTGTCTGCTCTCAAGAGGGACGTCACGACTCATATGGGGCTAAAGGCTGACAGGGCTGTTGACATGGATAGCGCTCGGATACTACGACCGGTCGGTACTCATAACCGTAAGACTAAC